GCTGGCGGTGAATACCGCGGTGACGATCGCCAATGGTGGCACGACGATCACGCTTGGCGCCGCGCCGTCGTTCGCCGCGAACGTCACCGTCAACGGCGGCTGGCCACAGGCTTACTGCACGGACGGGACGGTCGCGTTCACCTCGGGGATGAAAGACCAATGTGTGGCGTGGCGCACCGGCAACTATGGGAATGCGTCGACCAAATATATGTGGCAGCGCAACTACGTCCGCACGGTAAACGACGCCACCTCCATATTGCTGCACGAAGTGACGCACGACTTCTCGGATGTGGTGCTGGATACCACGACCTCGTTCACCATCGGCGGGCAGCAGTTCATCCCACAGGACGCGCAAGGCCAGCCGGACGTGGTGATCTTCTACGCCGACGGGTCGATATTCCAGACGCGCGTGGCCTACGGCAGCACGATCACGCCGACCACCGCGACGCTGGTCGATTCGGCACCTCAGGCGCTCAGCGGCGCTACGGTCTCGCTGTTCGTCGGCCGCATGGGGTTGAAGTGGTTCGATACCGGCTTGATCCCGAGCGCGACGACCAACACCGGTATCGTCGCGCTGAACGTGATCGGCGGCGAGGTGCTGCTGGGGTATCTGCAGGACCTCGCGACGGCGATCCCGCAATACTCGGTGTTCAGGACCGTCGAGCGGTTCGGCGGCAACTTCAATCCGGTCATCTACACCATGGCCGCGCAGACCATCACGCTGACCAACCGCTGGGTCGATGACGATATCCCCATGGCGGCCAGCGCTCCGGCGTGGTTCCAGCGCGGCTATATCGACCAAAACTCTGACTATGAGAACGGCGGCACCGGCGGGCATTACGGCTCGATGATGAAGGCGACCGTGCTCGATACGGTCTACTCCAACCAGAACCTCACGGTGTAACCGATGGCCGTTACCCATACGCTTGCCGCAGCGTTCACCCAGTCGATCGGCAAGGCGATCAGCTTGCCGGCCGGCACCACCACCATGGTGTTCTTCGGCACCGGCGGCGACGGCATCGAGAGTAACCGTGTGGCCGGTGGTCCCGCGCTGAGCGTATTGCAGGGCACCCCGGCACACGCGACGAACTATGTGTCGGTTGGCCTGCAAGCCAGCGGCACACGAAACGACGTGATCGACACCAATAACCCGCGCACTGCGGCGTGGATCACATCGGGCTGGACCGGCATGGCGGTGGCACGCGCCATCGGTGCGGCCTCGGTGCCGGCGTCGATCATCAGCGAACAGAACATGACGCCCGGTTCCCCTGGGCAGGCCGGCAACGATATGGGTATAGGTCTGCAGGCCAACGTCAATCGGCTGACACTATATGGGAATGGCGTCAGCAATCGCGGCATAGTGCAACTCACACGCGCCTCGGACTGGCATGTGTTTGCCTATACCGTCCCGGCTGGTGCCGCCTCTGGGACACCGACGATGGCCTGGGAATTTACCGAGAACCAAGCGGGCGCCTCGGTATCTTTCAACCTGTCCTCGACGCTTGCCGTGCCCGTGCCGGCGATGTCGCCGCATTTCGGGGCGCACTCAGTAGAGGGGGCGTTGTCACAGGGGCCGATCGATATTGCCTGGGGGATGATTACTCAGGCGGTGCTGTCACAGGCTACCATGGCCGCACTCGCCGCCTCGGTGCGACCTTGGCTGGCACGCAGGGGGATCGTGTGTTGAGCGACGCCCCCACACAATACGAGGACATCGTCAGCGACAGCGTGCGGGTGATCACGCGCTACGATGCCGAGACTGATCGCTGGACCACGACGATCGTCGGCGGGCCGCTGGATACGTGGAGCTCGATCTACCGCGAGGACGCCGGCCCGGTGGTGCAGCACGCCAAGGCGATCGAGGCGGCACGGAACGCGCCGCCGGAAAGCGCCAGTGCTGACGTGTGATGGCCGATTCCAGCACCCCAAATTATGCACTGGTCAAGCCGTCGGTCGGTCTCGATCGCGACGTTTGGGGCGATCTGACCAACGGCAACTGGGATACGCTCGACACCCAGCTGAAAGCCGTCGCAGACAGCTCGTCGGGCATGTCGGCGCAGCTGACCAGCCTAATCAACAGCATCCGCGCCTATATCGAGCCGATCGGCTCGATCAAGCCGTGGCCCTCGCCGGCCGCACCGTCGGGCTGGCTGCCGTGCGATGGCTGGGAGATCTCGCGCACCGACTACGCCGGCCTGTTTGCCGTGCTCGGCACGATGTGGGGCGCCGGCAACGGCTCGACCACGTTCAACATCCCGAATTTTCTGAGCTCGGTGCCGGTGCATCGCGACAACGTCAATTTCGGCGTGACCGGCCGCTACGGCGAGATCAACCACACGCTCACCACGGCGGAAATGCCAGTGCATAACCACCCCGGTGTCACCGACGCGCAAGGTGAGCACACGCATGTCTATAACGGCCTGAATGCCGGCGGGATCAACTTCACCGGTGGCCCGATCTCGATCGGCGGCAACGCCAACACCGGCTCCGCCGGCAATTACGCGCACAATGTCGGCACCAACAACGTCGGCGGCGGTGCCGCGCACAACAACATGCAGCCGTCGGTCGGCGTGTTGTGGATCATCAAGGCCGTCAACCTCGTCTGAAAGGAGACGCCCATGTCTGCCAGCAACAACGACGCACCGGTCGGTCAAAATCCTTACACCGATCCGCCGCCGATCGAGCACCGGCGCTTCGCCGAAGACCCGGTGCCGCCGGGCGAAGCATCGTTTCAGCAGGTCATGCAAGGTCGCGGGGCGCCGGCGCCGCGGCCGGGCTTCGAGCATGAGCAGATCGCCGTCGAACGGCCGCCCGACACGCCGCCCGACGCGGCGCTGATCTCGCCGGCGATGACGGTGGCGGATCTGCTGGCGTTGCCGACCGAACAGCAAGAGGCGGCGCTCGAGCAGCTGCGGACGCAGCAGGCGGCGCTGGCCGAGCAGCGCCGCATCATGGCCGAAGAGTTTCCGCCGAATGCAGATCCGCCGAACCCGCAGCAGGGATCTGGCACCGGCGTGCAGCAGATGCCGCCGGCAGCGCCCGGCACCGTCATCGCCGGCGACGAACCGGTCTGACCGATGCCGCCGCAACGCACGTCGCTCAGTATTCCGCCGGGCTCGCACCGGCGCGCCACGCCGCAGGATACCAGAGGCGGCTGGTGGGATATGAGCCTGGTGCGTTTCTCCGGTGGCATCCTGCAGCCGCTCGGCGGATGGAAGTCGCTGCCGGGCGCTGTGACCGACGGGCCGACGCGCAGCATCCTGTCCTGGCGCGATAATGACAAGGTGCGCTGGGTGGCCGCCGGCTCGCTGGCCAACATCATCGTCTGGGACGGAGCCAACAGCACGGTGATGTCGCCGGGCGATTTCGTGCCCGGCCAGGCCGGCGGCGTCCTCGACGGCTACGGTATCGGCGACTATGGCCGCGAGACCTACGGCACGCCGCGGACGCTGAACGCGGAGAACTTTCGCATCGGCCCGGGCGACATGGTGACGCTCGACAACTATGGCGAAGACTTGCTGGCGATGGGCTCGGCCGACGGGCGGCTGCTGCGCTGGTCGCCGGTGTTGCCGGTCACCGGCGCGCTCGCGGCGGTGCCCAATGCGCCGCCCGGCCGCACCTTTATCGTCACCGATGAGCGCGCCGTGGCGATCCTCGGGGCAGGCAACGATCCGCGGCGCATCGATTGGTGTTCGCTCGAGCTGATTGAGGAATGGGCCGCGACCGACACCAACACGGCGGGGTCGTTGCAGTTGCGCACCACGGGCAGCGGCCTGTCGATGCGGCGCATCGCGCAGGGCGTTATCGTGTTCTGCGACGACGATGTGCATCTGCTGTCCTTCGTCGGCACGCCGTTCATTTACGGACTGCAACGGGTTGGCACCGGCTGCGGGCCGATCGGTGCCGACGCGATGGTGGGATTTTCCGGCCGCGCCGTCTGGATGGGGGCGCAATCGTTCTGGCTGTTCGACGGCGCGGTGCGCCCGCTGCCGTGCGACGTCGCCGGCTATGTGTTCAGCGACATCAATCCCACCCTCGCGCCGCTTACCTCGGGCTACCACAACGGGGTGTTTCCCGAGGTCACCTGGCAATATGGCTCGAAGGCGGCCGCGGCGAGCACGCCGGACAGCTACATCAGCTGGAATTATGCCGACAACATCTGGACGCACGGTCGGCTCGAGCGCAGCACCGGATGCGAGCCCGGCGCGTTCGGCCTGCCGCTGATGGGCGACGCCTCGGGCCAGCTTTACCAGCACGAATCGGGCTTCACCGCCGACGGTGTCGCGCGCGGTGCGCTGGTGTTCGCCGAGACCGGCGATCTGCAGCTCGGCGAGGGCGACGCGCTGGTCTACCTGGATGCGATCTATCCCGATCTGAGCCGTGGCGAGCGGGTGCAGTTTCATCTGAAAGGCCGGCTCGAGGCCGCCGGGCCGGAAGACGATTTCGGGGTGTTCACCCTCGATCGCGCCGACGGGGTGATCGATGCCTGCCTGGAAACCCGCTCGCTCCGCGTGCGGATCGAAGGCGTGCAGGATGGACTTTGGCAGCTCGGGCGCGTGCGCCTCGCACTCGGCCAAGGCGCCGGACGATGAGCCTGCGCCCGGTGCTCAGTGTGCTCCGTCTGCCGCGCAGCGGTGGCGCGCCGCCGCGCGCGACGCTGTGGGACGCGACGATGGAGCAGCTCGAGCGGGCCGATGCGGCCAACGTGAAAAACGGCACCACGCCGGCGCTGCCCGGTCTGATCCTCACCGCGCCCGATGGCAGTTCGTGGCGGGTGCTGGTCGATGCCGCCGGCGCGCTGTCCACCGAACGGATCAGCCGGACATGAGCGAGCCCAAGCTCAAACTGCTCGGTCAGCTGAACGAGGCGCTGGCGCATAACGGGCCGACGCATGATTTCGTCGACCACATCGTGCCGCTGCTGATGGAAGGCCGGGCGCAGTATTGGCAGCGCGCCAACGGCGCGGTGGTGACCGAGATCCACACCTATCCGCTGCTCAGCGAATGCAATTGGTGGCTGGTCGCCGGCCAGCTGGATGACTGCATGGCGTTGTTTCCCGAGATCGAAGACTGGGCGCGCCGGCAGGGCTGCACGCGCATGGTCGGCGTCGGCCGCGCCGGCTGGAAACCGGTGGTGGAAAAACTCGGCTTCCGCGAGGTCGGTCGCAGCTTCCGCAAGGAGTTTGCGCCATGAGATTTCACGGCGAGTATCTGCGCCGCGACTTTGCCGCGTATGGCGGCGGCGGCAAGGGCGGCGGCACGACGCAGGTCACCAATCAGACGCAGATCCCGCCCTGGATCTCTGAGGCCGGCCAGTCGAACTACAATTTCGCCACCGATATCAGCAACCGACCCTATGCGGCCTATCCCGGGCAGACGGTGGCCGGCATGACGCCGGACCAGGGTGCGGCGTATGACTGGGTGCGCAACAACTACACCAATGCCGGCACGGCGATCACCGACGCGCGCAACTCGATCACCGGCGGTAACCTGGTGACCTCGGCGAACAACCTGCTCAATCCGTATTTGTCCGCGGTCGAGAACAGCGCGGTCGGCCAGGTGCAGCGCCAGGGTCAACTGGCGCAGAACGATCTCGCCGCGAAAGCCGCCTCGGCCGGGGCGTTCGGTGGCACGCGCTTCGGCGTGCAATCGGGCATCCTGTCTGCCGACACCGCGCGCGCCGCCGGCGATATTTCCAACACGATCCGTAGCCAAGGCTGGGACAAGGCGATTTCGACCGCGCTCACCCAGGCCGGACAGGTCGGCCAGATGGCCGCCGCCGGGCAGACCGCCGGGCTGCAGGGCGCCTCGGCGCTGGCGGTCGGCGGGGCGGCGCAGCAACAGCAGAACCAGCAAGACATCAATGCGCTGATCCAGAACTGGCAGCAGGCGCGGGACTATCCGCTCGAGCAGCTGGCGATCCGCCAGTCGGGACTGACCTCGACGCCTTACTCGACCACGACCACGAGTTCGCAGCCGTATCAGGGTCAGTCGGGGCTGCAGACCGCCGGGACCGCGATTCAGACCGCGGCCTCGCTGGCCGCCCTGGTTGGCATGCTATGAGGGAGATCGGGCGATGAGCAGCGGCACGGGTCTCGGCACCGGCCTGCAAACCGCCGGCGACGCGGAATCGCTGCTCGGTCTGCCGGCCGGCACCGGCGGCAGTGCGGCCTCAGCGAGCGATTGGGATAAGATCTCCAAGGCGCTCGGTGGCGTGGGGAAAAGCGTCGGCGGCTCGAGCGACTCGCAAGCGAATTATCTGCGGATCCGTGCCGGCGACGCGCCGGTGGAACCGGGCAGTGCGTCGGCCGCCAATCTGCTGCTGACCTTGATCCAGATGCACCGCAACGCGATGGCATCCTCTTCACAGCAGCAGCCGCGCACGTCGCTCTTGGGGTAGGTCATGGTCTCGCTGCTCGATGATGATGCTAGTGGTTTCGGCAATCGGGTGCTGTCGCTGCTCGGCAACCTGGTCACCGGCGGGCGCATCGGCGATCCCTCGGTGCAGCGCGCGCCGACCGCAGCGGGCGATCCGCTCGGGCCGGTGCAGTCACCGGTGCAGCGGCAATCGAGCCTGGACGCGCTCATGTCGTTCGGTGGTGCGCTGTCGCAGGCCGGCGCCGGGCGCTATGGGCCGCCGGTGCCGCTCGGGGTGGCGCTGAATGATGCTTTCTCCGGGGCGCGGCAGTCAGCGGTTTCCGATGAGGTAGCGGCACAGGCGGCGATCGACGCGC